CATTGATGGGGCCCTCAATGCCAAGCCCTATCCGGGGCTTGGTCCTACCCTTCCGGGTGCAGTCAGTGCCATGCGTCGTCTGCACGAGGAGGGACATATCCTCATCCTCTGGACCTGCCGGGCAGGTGAGGACCTAACTGCGGCACTCAACTGGTGCCGAGATCACGAGATCCCCTACGATTACGTCAATCGTAATGACAAGGGCAATATAGACGCTTACCACGGGAGCGATACCCGCAAGGTGCACGCCGACCTCTACGTCGACGACCGCCAGGTGGGGGGCTTCCCCGGCTGGGAGGAGGTGCTCCGCTGGGTGGACTGCATGGAGGCAAGCAATTCCTAATTCCTAATCGAGATGTCGCACCACGAGAACACGCTCCGCAAGGCTCTGATCATCCACGGCATCACGCGGAGGTACTACGAGCCGGGGCGGCAGGACAGGAGCCTGAAGCGCATATGGCGCCTGCATGTCAATCCCTACTACCCGATGAGCTTAGACACCTACTACCGGCTCCTGAGGGTGGCGGAGACGTGGCTCGAGGCGCGGAAGAAGCCATACAAGCGTAATGACTGTTTGTGAATAATATAGTGTTACGATAAGGAGGGAGACGATTGTTGGTAGTAAGTTCTTGCTCTCTACTTATGTAGGCCGCCCGGGAGTCGTGAGACCCTCGGGCGGCCGTCGTTATGCTCTCGCCGTGTCATCGACAAAGGCGGTGCGGAAGGTGGTGATGTATCCAAACGTCCCCGGCGGAGAGGAGACGGGAGCCTGCCTCACTCTCGAGAGAGGGTCGAAGTGCTCCGTCCGGAAGCCCTGGAGGGCTCTGTAGAGGTCGGCGACCTCCTCGTAGGGGTGCAGTCCCTCCGACTGCCTACTCTCGTCATAGTGTGATGCCGTACGGCTCACCTTGTCGGTCCTATAGGTGACGGAGATCGTCGCCTCACAGTACTGCCTATGCGGAGAGAGGTCGGATGCGGAGTCGATACGTATGTCGAGGAGTACGGCGGGGTAGGCAACGGGAGGCTGCCGGAGTGATCCTCCGCCCTCGAGCTGACCGGTATTGAGGTCGAGTGTCTGTATCCAAGGGCACTCCTTACGGAGGTGATGGATGATGTCGGTGTAGATAGTCTTCATTGCTTATCTGATAGTATGTGAGTGAGGTCACGGGTGATCCGCTCCTTGAGCTCACGGGTGAGCGCCTTGGAGGGACCCATGAACTGTCGGCGCGGCATGACGAAGGGCGTCTTGCCGTAGACCTTTGCCGGGCCGCCGTAGTTGTGGATATGAGCGTAGGGCTTCTCATTGGAGACCCTCACGCCTCCGGGTATCGGGGCGTAGCGGATCGCCTCCTTGAGCTCCCCGGTCTCACCGGTGAGGATGGGTGCCCTGGTCCGCTCCGGGGAGTAGCGCCCGGTCTCTCCGGAGTGACCATACCATGGGCTCTCCGGCTTTCGTCGCTCCACCTCCTGCCAGGGGTTGAGCAGCTCGTCGGTATATCCTTGGTCGTCAAAGGACTTGCGGAAGTGGTCGACCGCCGTCTGCCCTACGATGTGCTTAGCATCTCCCTCGAGGTACTGCTGTATGTCGTCCGACTTCCGTCGGAGGTGGTCTCTGAGGTCTGAGAGGTTCATCTATTTGGTAGAGTGAGATATAATGTGTAACATTGCAGTGCGATCACCTAAAAGAGTGATTGAAGTAGGGGCCAGGGCTTAGACCCACCCCCGCGGTCAGGCGATGGACATTGGAGTCACTTCCGGTGTCCATCGTGCTTTTTGATACAGTGGAGCTTTCTGATGCTCTCTGCTCGGTAGGTCTTGACTTCATGCCCTGAGAGTACAAATGTGATCCTCTCGACCTCTATCTTCCCGTCTCGAAGGGCATCTATCATTCCTCTCAATGCACTCTCGTAACTGAAGTCTTTCCGGGCATCGATGATGACCTCCTTTGCTCCCTGTATGGCTGCTCCTACAATCGATCTTCTCACTGAAGAAACAGAGAGTCTTGCAGCAGGCACTTTAATATCAACGAGCCATCCATCTTCCAGAGAGAGCGCGTCAGGGTTTTTGACGTTCTGCTCCAGCTTGACCGGTAAGGCTCTCAGATGCCGCCCGTGGTACTTCGTCAGCTCGATGAGGACGGACTCATTCTTCGCCTGCTCGTGGGGATACTGGTACTTCCTCTTCGTGGGGAGCTCCAGTACTCCTCCACCCTTGTATGTCATCCGCTTGAAGTCAAAGGCGCTGTACCGCTCCATGATCTTGGCGATCTCCTTGGTCGGCAGTGCGAGGGCGTGTCGCTTGCAGAGGTGATCCGTGCCGGAGGATGAGAGCGTGGTGCCGATGAGTCCCTCGAGGCGACAGAGCGGGCAGGAGGGGTCTCCCTTACTACGGAGGTAAGGGTGCTCGGAGAGCTTGAGGGGGGAGGCGGTACGTCCGGGGTTCTGAGCAAAGGTAGGCTCTACCGGGTGGTCTCCCTCGTCAGGCACCCCCGTCACCGGCTTATCGGTGGGGCGGAAGGAGCACTTACAATTCCACTCACTCGGGGGGAGGTGAGTGTCCCACCACGGGTGAAGGATGGGGAGGACGGTACCGACCCACTCCCTATGCTCCTCACGCTTATCCACCGCATCGGAGAGGAGGTACTCGAGATTGGGGAGTGCCTCCCGGGAGCGGAGAGCGTCCTGCCACTTAGCCGCTGAGCGGGCGGAGCGGACCACGGTATTGTACTCCGTGCGGAGCCACTGATCATTGTACCGCTCGATGATCGGCCGCACGGCACGGCGGAAGGCTGCGTAGGAGCGGAGCCGCCCCTCCTCGTCCGTGAGCTCGCGGCTCATGCTCTCCCACTCGGCGTGCCCCTTGAAGGCGGCAAAGACGGCGGTATTGTAGCGGAATTGTGCATCGAAGTCCGGATTACGCTCCCCAAATGAGGGGGAGACGGTGAAGCCCTCCGCCACGGCCGCCTGGAGGGGGAGGTCGGAGGCGGAGAAGAGGAGACGGAGGGCGAGGTTGCTCTCCCCACCGTAGACCCTCCTCACGGCCTCCTCGAGTAGCTCTCGGAGGTCTATCGAGTAGTCATCGGAGAGGGTGATCCGCCCCCTGATAGAGTCGGTCCACCTCCTCAGCCGTCCGGTCAGCCCCTCGCCCTCCGTGACGGGGTGAGGGGCGGAGCCGAAAAAACGGGACAGCCGGCTGCCGAGAGACTTCTTCTCCTTCTTCTTCTCTTCCTCCTCCTGGGGCTCCGGCTTCTCCTCCGGCTCTTGCGGCTCCTCCGGCTCTTGCGGGGGCTCCGGAGCCGTCGGTACCTGAGGCGTCCCCGCCAGCTCATCGCCCTCGGAGGGAGTGGGTATGCCATACTTGTCCCGGATGTAGTCTGCCGGTATGGCGATGATGTGGGAGAGTGTGGCGAGCTCGTCCACCGTCACCGGCTCGGGATCCTCCGGGACGACAAAGGATCCCCCCTTGGTGGCGATGCCCCGCGCCTCGAGTAAGGGAGTGAGTGCCTTATTGAGCGTCCTACGGACGTAGCGCATGTCGCTCTTGTACTTTGCCGCCTCCACCTCTCGGTGTACCTCCCCGAGGGAGCGGGCGCCCCTCTCTCCGGCGGTGGTGGTGAGGGTCTGCCCGAGGATACCTATGAGGATCTCCTCATTGCACGCCTGGCGAAATTGGTCGAAGGAGATGCCGCTGGTGGCCTTGGTCTCCTTGACCTCGATGTCTGCCTCCTTGGGGACGATGAGGTAAGGGGCAGAGCCCATCCGCTCGAGCGCCTCCTGGAGCTGTACCCTTGTCTGAGGGTCAAAGGTGGAGTACTTGCCTATCCGCTGTGGCATCCCGAAGAGCTCCACCCACTGAGCCCAGTCGCCATAGCCACCGCGCTTGTAGACGGCGTAGGGGATGGCTCGGAGGATCACGCCATAGTGGCGAGCCTCACCGAGGACCACGAGACTCCCGAGACCATCGTAGGGGATGGCCCCCTCGTCCGAGGTGGGGTCGGGAAGGATAGCCCGGTGCTCGAGGTCGATATGCTGAGCGGGTATGACGGCTGCTCGGAGACCATCCTCCTCGAGAGAGAGCTCCGTGGCGCTGCGTCCGAGGAGCCGCCCCATGATGATCTGAGAGAGGAGTGTCTCGAAGCCCTCCGACTCCATCAGATCGATCACCTCGTCCACCTCCTCCCCGTCTCGGGAGAGGAAGGTGAGGTCGGCATTGGTGACGGCATCACGCCGCTTGTCGATGGCATTGGAGAGGACCGGATCGAGCAGCATATCCTCGTAGAGGTCGTAGAGCTGCTTCGTCCTCCCCCGGTCGGCGGCAGAGAGGGCGCTCCTCCAGTCGCCCACGTCCCAGGGGCGACGGGTGGGAGCCTTGATGGTGATGTCGGTAATGATGGGACGACGCTGAGACTTGCTATTCTTACTCATAGTGTAGGGTCAAAAGTGCTGTGATCTCTTGGGGTTGGAGCCGTAGAGGAAGTCTCCGGGGCCGTCGTCCCTGCCGTCTCCGTCCTCATCGCGGATGGGGAGGTCGGGGGTGACATCGCCCCTCTGGACCGCCTTGAGCCAGTCGATCGCCCTCTCGTACCTAAATCGTCGGAGGTCGAGGTCGTTGCCGGAGTTGCAGAGATTGAGGAAGTGCCAGACGGCTATATCCTTCGTGAAGGTGAGGAGGAGGGCGTTGCGCTCCTCCCCCACGGCTCCAAATACCGCCGCCACGTCATAGCGGGCGAGGTATCCGCGCGCCTCGGCGACGGCGGTGTCGATGGAGGAGAGGAGGATGGTGTCATCATCACCCTGGATGAGGGCGATGTCCTCTCTGTAGAGATGAGTCTTGAGCTCTTTGGGAGTGAGAAACATAGATTAGTACTTATGTGTGTGTCGCCCGGGGGCGATATAAACGGCATCGGAGGCAAAGGAGGCGAGACGGGCGCGGAGGGCGTAGAGGGCACCCTCCACGGCATCCGGGCCGTCCGCCGGGGCAGGGAGCGAGGGGGCGACCATGAGGAACTGCTCCTCGAGGCGGCGCATATGCGGGTCCTCGCTCTCCCGGATATTGAAGATGAGGCGTGACTCCCGTACCAGCGGCTCAAGGGTCGCCTCGATGCGGGCAAACTTGTCCATCTTCGCCCTCGTGTCGGGGACGATGGGCATCATGCCCCGATCCTTCGCCTTCCTCAGGAGGAGGGGCTGCAGCACCTGCTCCCAGAAGGGGTCCTGGAGCGAGTTGTTCTCGATCATATAGTAGACCGGGCAGCGGTCCCGCACGTAGTCCCTCATGGCGAAGTACCAGTCGAGGAAGGTGTCGTTTGTGGTCTGCTCGAGGAAGCACTTGTAGACGTAGTACCTCGAGCCGTCACTCCCGAGGAGGACGACGGCCTTGTAGGAGGCGCCCTTGGAGGATCGCTTATTGGATGGCGAGGGGTCACCATAGACGATCGCAAAGCGTAGGCTCTCGAGCGGGGGGCACTCTCCCCGGGTCATCTCTCGGAAGACCTCCCCCTCGGTGACCGGATTATTGTAGTACTCCCCCTGGATGGCCGAGGTGGAGAGCATGCGGAAGAAGCGGTCGATGTCCTCCTCGGAGTTCTTTGCCGGCCAGGTGGAGCGTCCCTTGTCGTCGCGGGTATTGACCTTATCGAAGTAGTCTGCCCGCTCAGCCGCACGAGTGATGATGCAGTCTCGGGCGATGACGTTGCCATTGAAGAGGATGCGGTGCTTCCCGGCGACGGAGAGCGTCGGGAGGAGCGCCCGCTGGATCCACTCCCACTTGGCCTGCACTCGGGCGGGGTTGCGTACCTCCTCGTCGGTATCAATATCGTCGATGAGCAGGAAGTCGGGGCGGAAGGCTTCATTGCGCTGCCCTCGGGGAGACTGACCTGCTCCGAGGGCGAGGAAGGCGACCTTACTCGCGGTGATGAATTGGGAGTCGGTCCAGATACCCATGGGCCCCCGCTGCTCACCGTAGTCGGCGGTGATGCGGGGGGAGTACTCGAGGGTGAGCCTGAGGGGTGCGAGGAGGCGGGTGGCGTGGTCCTCGGAGTAGGAGACGAGGAGGACATTGTGTATCTCCCCGGTGAGGGCGAGGTAGGCGATCTCCATCATGGAGCGGGTGGACTTGGCGAGCTCGCGGGACCAGGCTCTCACCTCCATCCAGTGGTCGTGCTCAAGGAGGCGCTTCGTCGCCGCTACCTGGAAGGGTGCCGCCTCCGCCCTGTAGTAGTTGGGGAAGTAGTATCGGAGCCACTCCTCAGGCTTTGCCTCGAGGTGGGTGCGCCGTGCCACCCTCGCCTCCGGTGTCTCGTCAGGGTCTACGGAGGAGGCCTCCCGGAGGGCTCGGACGTAGTTGTCCCATCGCTCGAGGAGCTTCTTCTCCTCCGTCTTGGAGAGCTTCTGCTTCTTAGACCTGATCATGCGAGAGCGAGCTTGTGCTTGACGTAGTCGTCCATCATGAGGGAGATCTCTTGCGCCTTATCCGGCTCCGTCGAGCGTGTCCACTCGAGGAAGCTGTGGAAGGCTGAGAGCGTCTCTGAGAGCCCGACGTCCTCCTCGAGCGCCTTGATCGCTCCGGTGAGCTTGACGATAGTGTCGGCCTCCTTGGCATCGGGGTAGCGGCGCTCCTCTCGGGAGGCGATCGCCTCATTGATCTCCTTGAGCTGAGTGTAGAGATTGGAGAGCTGCTGCTCCTTGGTGGCGGAGAGGGAGGCGCGCAGGTCGTCCCAGTGGTACCGCTTGACCCACCGGGAGATGGTGATGGGGGAGACGTCCACCTTGGCGGCTATCTCCCGCTGGAGGAGGTGCTCCTTGGTGTAGAGCGTCTGCGCCCAGTCGCGCTTTTGCTTATTGGTGAGAGCCATATCAGTTAGT